TTCACTTGCCGTTCTTAGTGTATCAATAAGTTCTTGGTGTGTCATGCTTCCACCGCCACTCGTTTCCATTCATCATTAACCTTGATCCATAGCCTGTCATCTTTACCAACAGACATTTCTACTTTATTATTGTGAGTAAATTCAAAACCAGTAAGTGCAAATCCATCCGCCCGAAGGTCAGGTGCCATCGGTTTTTGTGACAATCCACCTTTCAATACTAAGTTCTGATTACCTTCAGGTTTCAGATGAGATACATCCTCATTCTCTTTCTTTGTCTCTGGCATCGTCACGACCACAGTAGTCGCAACAGGTGCAGCAATGGCAGCACCAAAGATACCTGCCTTACGGAAAAATTCTCTGCGTGTATTCATTTTCTATTCCATCCCATCATAATCAAATCCCCATTTAGTACAAAATTCTTTTGCCTTTACAATAGCATCGGCAGCAGCTTGTTCTGCTTCGTCCCAAGATTCAGCAGTATAAGCATCACCACCACACCCACAATCACAACCAAATTTAATACCCAAAGCAGTAGGCGACCATGTGGCATCTTCATAGTCACGGATCAAATTTACAAGTTCAGAGAATTTCATACCGTAGACCTCACCCCTTTATTAATTACAACAAGCAACATACCATTTCGCACTACAAGGCAATGGCGGTTCCAACTTGCACCGTATCCGTTCATTCTGAGTTATCCCAATCAGCAATATCAAAGGACATTCTTAGCCATAGAAAACCATCCGGATAAACCCAGGATTCAAAGCGAAATCCACCACTGGCCATGACGTATTGACCACCTTCGTTTTCTCGTTCTAATGCACCACGAACCACTTCTTGTAGATATTTCCTACAATGCTTTCGAAGGTCAGGTATCTCTGGCACTCCTTTTACATCGGACCAGGTCCAATTGAGGTATTTCATTACGGTATGGACTTTCTCAAAATCAAACTCATCCAAGCAGTCCATTATCGTATCATAGTGTTTTGCTTCTAGTTCCATTATTCACCTATTATTGGTGGGTAGCCAGGGACTCGAACCCCGTATGCCTAAGGCGCCGGATTTACAGTCCGGTGCAGTAACCTGTTCTGCTCGCTACCCAATGTTAAAGGGCACACCAAGCGTTTCCCAACGAGTGGCTGTTGTTTAAGAGTAGGCGTGTCAATGCCGCTCACTCCCCCTTTTACTTTTTAAAGAACAAATACGATCATAACACTACCACATTAATTTGTCAAGCGTACCGTTGTCTTTTATTCCAAATAAAAAACCTCAAGATTTTTAGGCCTTGAGGTTTTGAATGTTAATTATATTTTAAATTTGACTTACAAAATCCTCTTGCTGACCCTCTATCCAACCAATTGGTTCTGGCACTATAGGTGTGTCTGGATCTTGAATGTTTTTAAATATTTTATGCAATTGTTCTTTAATAACAAATTTAGTAAATAATCCTGTGCTCATACCGTAGGCTTCTATTTCCCATGGTTCAAACCAATAATCCATATTATCCACGTTGACTTTAGTACCACGCCAACGGGTTGATGATTCATTCATCTCAGAATAGGCATATTGTTTAACATGAACCATTTCGTGAGCGAGTGTTTCTAAAATATCTCTTGCACCAATGCCTGGATTCAATTCAATTAAAAATTCTCTTGGTTTTCCAGAATCATTGTATTCTTCAACACTAGCATATCCATACACATCTATTTTATCATTAAACTTGATTTGTACATAGATATTATCCATTAATTTCTTAGATAACAAATTTTCGGCATAAAAGAGAGCTGCACGCTTCACGTAAGGACGGAAGCGTTCTTTATCAGGACATTTAACGATGCTGAGTTTCATCTAAGGTCCTTTCCCTTGATATACATTATTTATCTGACTAATTAATTTCACCAGGTGAAATTTCTACTTCTATGTTGCATTGTTTCAAAAACTCGATTCCGTGGCTGTCACGGTAATGTTTTCGAAAGTAAACCTTTTTAATTCCAGAGGTGTAGATTTGTTTCGCACAATCTATGCACGGGGCATGGGTTAGGAACATCGTGGAACCGTCTCCTGATTCAGGACCTTTAGCGAGTTTCGCAATCGCATTGGCTTCTGCATGGATGACTTCTGGTTTGGTCTTTAGATTATAACTTGTGCCATCTTCTTCACGGAATTCATGTTCGTATGGTGATCTATAATCTCGGTATTCACAATCGTTTGTCCAACCGGCAGGCATACCATTATAACCAATGGAAATGATCCTGTCATCTTTGACAATAATTGCACCTACCTGTAAACGCTTTGCAGTTGATAACTGAGCAAAGCGGTGTGCAACATCCATGTATGCGTCAATATATTTTTGTTTCATAATAAAATGGTGCGTCCGGAGGGACTTGAACCCCCAGCCAACGGATTATGAGTCCGCTGCTCTAACCAATTGAGCTACAGACGCAGAATCACCAATAACCGTCATCAATCCAAATTCTAAAAGTTAAACATAACATTTCAATAACCACAGTATCATTATCAATAAGCCATTCATCAGATTTCGTTATATATGCATCAACTCGCCAATGAAAAGGATTACATTTAAAAGTTATATTGAAACCAGAATATCTCAAATAATTTAAAATTTTATTTGACATACTCAATATTATCTTTTTTAATATAATGAACTTCTTTCAAAGAATCATTATTTGGAATAAATTTATTAACAGGAATAAAAGTGATGCCGTCAATATTTTTTGACGGCCAATGTGACCAAGTATAATAGGTCTGCTGGTTCGTTTTGGTACGAACAGTTAAAATGGTAGGAGTTTTCACTTTTTTCATACTATAATGATACTACAAAAGGAGAGGTATGTCAAGTACCTCTCCGTATTATTACCAACTACTCATCACCGTTAATGGTAATCCTCTTAATGGCATCTTGAGTTTGTACCAGATTTTCTAACCAAACTTTTAACATACCATTTACCATTTCGGCATTTTTAATTTCAATCTTGTCTGCCAATGTAAACGTGCGAATAAAGTTGCGGTTAGCAATTCCTTTATAGAAGTATTGATCAGCATCTTCATCTTCTTTTGCGGAACCTTTGATAACCAATTTATTACCCTCTAATGTGACTTCAATATCAGATTTGGCAAAACCTGCTACTGCCAATTCAATAATGTATTTGTTTTTCTCAACTTGTTTGATATTGTAAGGTGGGTAATTTGCAATTGCTTTTTTACCAATCTCAGTTGTCATTTGTGATACTTCATCAAAAAACTTATCAAAACCGATAGAAAAAGGTTGCAAAGTTTTTGAATAGTCAATAAGGCTAGGGAATGTAGTCATAATATATCTCCTTAAACAGCTGATTTGAAAGGTTTGAATGCTTTTTCGAAAGCACCAGCGAAATCATATTTTGTGGCAGAATCAATAAAAACATCAGAGGCGTGAACCATTTGACGAGCGAATTGTGCCTGAGCATCTACAAAAAGTTGTAGTGGCTCACGAATGATTTCTTCATTTACAAATGTGTTAAGGAATTGAGTTTTGGCGTATTGAACCGAATCAATAGCCGTGTTGAGGTACTGTTTCATAAGTTTCTCCTTGGTTAAGCGAGTTAATCAAAATTGCCGCCCAATAGGCACGGCACATATACTATATCAGTATTTATACTAATTGTCAATAAGTTCCTGGTTTTTTACCAATATTATATTTGGTAACCAGATTCCAGTCTTCCTTCTCTTTATGAGAGATTATCTTAATCTGTGAAAGGAATATTGGTTGTGGTGTTTCCACGCTACTGCGGTTGACAATATTTACTAAGCCCCAATCTTCAAGTAATTTAGCAATGGCGTTTCTGCGTGAAAGGTCGTTCTCAGAAATGTCATTAGGTTTACCATCTAAGGCAAACAATTCTTTGAAGTGTACTATGTAATATCTTCCTTGTTTGTGGAGAATATGACAAGATTGGTATAAAGTTCTGTCTTTTTTGGAAGCCACACCGATTCTAGTAAGAGTTTCACGCACCTTCAAGAAATCATCTTTTTCTTCTAATGTAACTTCTATTAAATCTGTAATCGAAATCATGATTTTTTCATTCCGCCTTTGTCTGTTCTTTTTCTTATCTCAGCGATTTGTTCATCATTTAGAATACGCAAAGCTTCTTTGGCTTTCTCATTAGAGTAACCGAAATACTGTTTGACACATTCTAGATCTTTATGGACCGATGCTTTCTGCCACGGTTCGAATTTCCGTTTCATCGGCCTAATGGTATTTAGAAGGTACTGGAACTGTAAATCTGGTGACAGTCCAGGGTTCTTATTCATCTCATTAACATAAAGTACACAATCCATGTGGTATGACAATGCACGGTTAACGACAAAACCGTTATAATCCTTTAGATCCAATTCGTCCCTAAAAGGATTCTTTTTGGTCTGTAGAATGGAGGGTATAATTTCTTTAAATAAATCTGGCATCTTTTTGTTCTTTTGATGAGAATACTTTTACACCCTTCTCAAAAACATAATCATAATGAGTTTCATTATTGAAAAGAGGTTTTAATTTTAGTATCAAAGCTCTTTCAATAGATTCCACATCCAAATAATCTGGCAAATCTGAAGGTTGTAATGGAACTGATTTTATACTAATATCAGTCAAATCTCGACCAAACACTTCAATATACTTATAAGCTGCTGAATGATTTTCATCAAATCTTTCTGTTCCACGAACACCAGCAATAAATCTACCAATTCGAGAGTGTATCGAATTGGTAGAACAACCAATATAAATTGGTTCTTTATTTTTATAGATTATGTAAATTCCTTGACTAGGCAATTTAACGGTCGTTGAAAATCCGTGATCGGTATTCTCTTTAATATATACAGTATGAAAATCTTCATTATTCAATTCATTCATAATTAAAGGAATAAAATCTTCGGGTTCAAGTAGAATTTCAAAAAGGATATTTCTTTTCATTATTTGAACTCACAATCTACCATAATTTCAGTTAAACAGGCTGTAGTATTGATTTCATGGTCAGCAACAAAAGCTGCCTGATATTGATACTTGGCCAAGATAAGAACCAGTTGAGGCACAGATTGAGGCTTTAGAACTTCATAAAGACCTTCATATAATTTTCGATATAGTTTTGTTGGGTCATTATCCAAATTATTTGTAACCCATTTGCGAGCAGATGAAAAATCTTTTTCTTTCAATGCTTTGATAAGGTTAGACAAATCAACATCTGCAACACTACCAAGAATACCTTTATCAATTACACCAGATACGGAATATCTTTGTAATTCATTTAGAATTCTACGGTTATCAGGAAAATGTTTTGTGATGAGTGCGGCGAGAACTGGCTTTTCATAT